ATCGCAAAGCTGCAAAGCCATTACGACATCGGGGAGTCCGTAGAGCGCGGCACTTTTCCCAAATCTGGCCCAAGGCCGGTTAGCTCCAAAATCTTATTGGTGAGCTGATAACCGACAACCGGATATAGCGCAAACAACCGGATTGCATCCTCTCTGGCAATCTTCGGATCGACGCTTCCGAACACCAAATGATCGAACCGCTTGGCTAGGTCTTCGGGAGGTTCCCCATCGGCTCCGAAGAGCTTCTTGAGTGCGTCCGCTTGATCCGAGTGCGCCGCACTAGCCAGGGCTTCCACGGTCGCCGCATACAGCCTTGCACGGCCCTGTGCGTCGTTTGCCGTGGCAATCTCCACGCCCGTCAATCCTCGCACCGTCCAGACCGGCTTGACGCCTTCCGGGAACCAGTGGGCCAGATCGTCTACCGGAACCGCCGCCGTCCGTGGCGACAATTGCGATGCACAAGACCGGAACCGCTCAAGGTCGAAGCTCATACCTTAGAGTCCCGAGAAATCGACGCTGGCTTGTTCCGGCGATACCGTGAAAGATCCCTGCGGCGAGCTTTTCACGCCGAACGTGCGAGCCACGCCCAAGACTCCCTGGGTGAGTTGATACGCAGAACCAGACCGGGACGGCTTAAACCGGAAGATCAGCTTTTGGCCCAGCTTGCTCAGAATACCGTCAGTGACGCCCGATTGCATGGCGGCGGTAAAACTGGCTTGCCCCAAGCTGGACGATACAGACCCCACGTTGCCGTCATAGTAAGACTCTGAATTGGTCGTATTGGAAGTCTCGGCCGGAACCCAATCGCGCGAGTTAGCGATTTCCGCAAAAACCGGAGTCGCAACCCGCGCTCGTACCGATTTCGCCACAGACCCGGTATGAATCAGCGGCAACGCGGCGGCGAAGGTAATCTTTCCGCGAAGGTAATCCACTGAATACACGGGATAGTCGTAGCGTTCTTGGTGAGTGCCGACCACTTGATAGATTTCATCGGCAGTAATCGGCGCGGCAGTGATCGAGGTCAAGCGGACCTGAGCCACCTCGATTGAGCCGACAGGAATAAACGGCGGGCCACCGGAAGCGCCGCGCGTCTCGGAATGCGCGGTCGTGGCGGTCCCGGCCACTACGGCATAAGCGCCCGAAGAACTCACAGTGATGCTATTGATGATATGCGTGTTCGTCGAAGAGCCGCGCGTGCAGGACAAATCAGTATCAGCGGCAACGGTAATTCGGCCCGTGGTGGAGCTAGCGCCCGTCATGCCGGGAGCCATCAGTACCACGGCAGCAGCATCCACAAGGTCATTGGTCGTGCTGACTGCGGGAATCACCGCGCCACCATCGATAACGCCATAAGGGCCAATCACCGGCTCATAGCCGCTCGCTTGGCTCCACGGCGTAGACGTTGCCGTGAAAACGGTATGGTCGCCGGAATCGGTCAGAGCGGCGAATGCCTGCTGGCTCGCTGCACTCTCGTATTCAATCGTTTGAGTGGTCAAAATAGCCATGATGTTCTCCGTCAATAAGGGCTACCGGCGACATGCCGATAAGTCAAATCAAACCGCGCCACCGCGCCGATGAGTACGCTGCCGGTCTCTGAAAAAAGAGTTGCGCCACCGGTATACGTTAAATCCTCAGCCAGACCGCCCAGCGTGGGATCGGTGCCAAGTGCTGTTGAAATCAAATAAGCCAGCAGCGCATTAGCGGCGGTAGTTCTGCTGGCGTCTTCAGCGTATTTGTCGATTGCTTCGACAGTTAAGCTGGCGACCACTAAAACATCGTCATAATCACGACTTAAAACCGTTTCCTCGCCCTCGATCAGCGCATAAAAAGGCGTTTCTTCGTAATCCTGTGGATATGGATTGCGAGTCGCGCTCAATCGAGTGGCCAGCGCGGAGATTGCCAGTTCGCGTTTAGCGGTTGGCATTAGTCTTCACCGGTGCCATCGCCAGCGGGAGGCGGGTTTTTCTGAATCAGCCAACTGGTTTCCGCGTCAATCGCTTTCTGCAAATACTCACTCAACTCTGGCCCTAAGTCGGCAGTTACAGATTCAAACATTTGGCCTGGACCTGGACCATACAGCACGGTATAAGGCAACCGGCTATTCGGATTAATGGCGTTCTTCATTCCTTGAGCGCG